GCCGGTGCCTGGACGAGGTCGGCCGAGTAGAGTTCACAGACGCGCGCGGCATACGCGACGATGTCGCCGTCCATTTGGTCGGCGAACTGCGGATTGATCCCGTCATTGGGATCCTCATCGTCCACGTCGCCGTCGGGCTCCATGTCCGCGCCCAGGACGGGTTCCGGGGCGTTCATGAAAGAAATGCTGATGCCGAAATTGCTCGGCATGGTCTGGGCCATCTCGATCAAGGTCGGATAGCTTTCGTGGTTCTTAAGCAGGTAAAGGTCGCCACGCGCGCAGTCGCCGTCGTTGACCACGTTGCGGATCGATCCGACCAACTCTTCGATGTCGGTTCCGTGGGCCAACTTCACAGGGACCCCGTCAGGGAACGTCGCGGCCGCCGCGACCACCTCCGCGATGGTCTGGTCATCGACGATAATCGGCTCCCCCAAAAAGGAATGGCCTTTGGCTTCGCCCTTGGTGATGACCCGAACCCCGCTGAGGATGCCGTTTTCGGCATCGACGCGGCTGTCGGTCGCTGAGGCGAAGAGGGAAAGCGTGACCATTATGGCTTTTCGGCGGGTGTCAAATCCGATGCCGGTGCGCTGACGGGAGTCCCGGGTGCGGGAGGGAAGACTTCGGTCACGGTGAGATCGACGCCTTCTTCCTTCGCGATTTCAGCCACGAGTTTTTTCCGGCGGGCGGCAAACCGGATGATGTCGGCATCCTGCGTGTCGGCATCCAGTCCCTGCAGTGCGTAATACCGCTGCGGAGAAATCTGTCCTCGAAGCAGAAGGTCGCTCATGAGTCGGCCATCCCGTCCGAAATCGACAGAAAGCCGCGCCGGAGGCGTGAAGTCGACCCTCCACCAGTCCGATCCGTCGTTGGGCATCGGCAACCTTCCCGATGAAATTTCCTGCCAGATCCAGAAACGCCAGAAGGGAGCCGCAAAATTCTGCGTGATGATGTCGCGGATCTCATCCAGGGCGGAGGCGGCTTCCTCGAGGATCCACCGTTGATTTGCACCACCGGCGTCTGTCGTGTCGTACAGGAAAGAACTGGAAAACCCGAGGCCGACGGCGATTTCCTGACGCAGCGTGTCGAGGAATTCCTTCATGTTGCCGGATGGGTGATTGTTCACCAGGGATTCGATTTTCTCGCCGGGCTTCAACTGCGGCAGGATGCTGCCGTTGGTCAGGGCATCGACGGTCATGGGCTGCTGGCTGGAACTGGAAGCTCCTTTGACCAACGACGATCCGAGCCCGATCTGTCCGGCCTCGGGCGACGTGATGACAAGCGCCATCGAAGCCCCGATCTTGGCTGATTGCTTCTCAAACGCGAGATACTCGCTGATATCCTGCAGCGTATTGGCCGCGCGGGCCAACCAGCTGGGTGCGCGGGTGTAGCCAATGCGGTAAGCGCGGCGCACATGGCCGCCCATGTCCTCGGCGCGGATGTCGTTGTAGTCCTGCGAAGCGGGGGCTTTCAATACGCGGTAGCGGATCGGCTTGCCCAATTTCCCGATCTGGACGCCGTCGATCCATCCTTCGTCCTCCGTGCCGACGGGCGATCCGACGTTTTCCCCGGGGATGAGTCGGAAAAGCGCGCGCCCGGAAGTGGAGGTGAGTTTCTGCCAAAAGACATCGCCACCGATGGCCATCTGGCGCACCAAAAGCGGGATGGCCTGGTCGAAATTCACCATGCCGGAGACATCGACGCCAAACGCGGCATTCCGGGCCGCATCGTTGAACGCCTGTTCGGCCTGACGGTTCCAATCCTCATCCATGGTCCGAGCTTGCGGCTGCAGGGGACCGACGAGGCGAGCGATCTTGTCGATGGCACCTCCTGCCCAACCGGAATTGTTATAGAGCCACGAGGCTTTTTTCAGGATCTCCAATCGGGATCCGCTGCTGAGCTCTTTTTTGGCATCGAGGGTGGGGGAGTAAACCCACATCCGCTGCGGGTTATACCGCCAGGAGGCCTCGTATGCGGCGAGGTCGGTTTGGTGTGCTTTTGCTTTGCTCGGGCGTCCCGCTCCCGGGCGCGCTCCTCCACGTTTTGATTTCGTCTCGGTCATACCGAGCCGCACCTGTCAAAAATCAAACGGAAATCAAATTACGTGACCGACCACGTCCGGCTGTAATCGGGGCGCGTGCCAAGCTGGCGGCTCGTGACGGTGCCGTCATCATTGAGCGGCAGATCCCCTTTTTCCCGCCGAACATCCATGATGACCTCGAGGTAGAGCCATTTCGGGAAAGTGACCTCACCATTGGCCGATCCTCCGTCGGCACTGGTGCCGGTGATGGTGACTTCCTCGGTGGCGGAAGCAAACACCTGGTCGGCCAGATCGCGCAGGTCGGCAAGCGAATAGTACCGAAGGTAACTTTTGATTCCGCTGAACTTGTCGTGGTCGAGCGTCCTGGAAGAAGACATGACGGATCGGGTGAGTCAAATCTCAAGATCGCGGCATCTGAGTGCGCAAAATGGCCCAGGCAACGCAGTGCAGCTTGGTACAGTCGCCGTAGTGATCGTTGGCAACCTTCTTCCAGTAGAACGGCGAGACGCGGCTGTTTTTGTTTTCCAGCATTTGCTGTCCCGTCAGGCCGTCAATGAAATCGCGCCCGATATCTGTCGGCAGGTGAAGCCGGGGCGGCAGTTTCTTTTTGATGCGTTCAAGGTAGAGGTGCGTTTTCCACGCAAAATCCCCGTAGGTGTATAGGAGGATATTCAGTCCCTTGATGGAGGTGACGGCATAATTTCCAAAGGTGCTTTCCGATCCTTTGGACGGATAGTAGAGGCCGCCAGACTTGGCGCAGACGCCATAGACCCGCTCGGTGAGAAAGCCGGAATCGATCAGTCCTGCCACGGGGGTCACGAGTTCCTCGGTTCCCGGCAACTGATAGCGGCGCGCGGCCAGAAACTCGGGAGCGATGAGATCCTCGACCGAAAGAACTGTCCCGTAGTCGATGACCCAACTTTCTCCGTCCTGATTTCTTGCCTCGACCGACCAGTGCGTTTGTTTTTCCCCCGGATCGGCACACAAGGTGAGGATGACGGGGCTGTCCGAAGACACGACATCCCCGGGGATATCCCGCAGCCGGTAGCCGGATCGCAGATCGAGAATGGAATCCTCGCGCACGCTGGCGGCTCGGTTTTCAAAGGGCAGTCCCTCGTAGGTGTTCCGAAAGTCATGGAGCCCTCCGGGGGTCGATTGCTTCTGCAGGAAAAGCACGGCCATGTCGCCCCAACTCATCTGGGGGGAATACATGGCGGAAATGTGGCAGGAGACATGGTCGCTGGGGGCGGAAGGATTGGCCGAAATCCAAAGTCCCCGGCGGCAGGCTTCCTCGATAAGGATGCGTTTGCGGTGTTGTTCCCAAAGGGATCCGCACGACGGGCACTGGTAACAGACGGTCTCGCGGACGCCATCCAAGTCCCAGTTTCCCTGATGGTCTCGGAGTTCGTCGCTCCATCGGACATTTTCAAACTCAAGAGGGGCTGTCTGGTGGCACTCGGGGCAGGCAACGTGGAGGCGGTGCTGGCTTCCTGCCAGGTATTGTTTCCAGATTGCCCCTTTCTCGACGGTCGGCGTGCTGGCAAGGACGGTTTTGGAAATCGCCTTGTAGAAATTCACGCGCGCCATGGCCAATTCAAGGGACGGTGCCTCGGTGGCGGAAGCGTCCGGCCATTTGTCCACCTCGTCGCAGAAAAGGAATCGTACGGGACGGGATGCTAGGTTGGCCTCACTGTTGGATCCGACCAGCTTGAGAGTGCAGGATTTGAACTGCATTTCCGTTTTTTTGAAGAGGTCCGGATCGTCGGGCATGACCTGCCTGATCGCGGTGCATGCGCGGATGCGCGGGATAAGCTCTCGCTCGCTCCAGGATTTGGCATTTTCGGCCGTGGAGGTGACGTAAAGCATCGGGCCCGGGCTTTCCGCGATGACGTATTGCATGAGGTTGGCCATGAGGGTGGTCCCTCCGATCTGCGCAGATTTCACAAACGTGATCTGACGGATATTCCGATCACCGAACCAATGGTGCAGCTGTTTTAAGTAAGGCGTGAAATCGCAGGAGTACCGACCAGGGCGCGGGGAGAATCGCGGGTCGAGAATGATCTCCCGCTCGGCCCATGTCAGCGGATCCGGACGTTCCCGTGGCTCCCAGAGGGCCGCAAGGTCTTTTTCAATCCGCTGTAGCGATGTCATCTGAAGCCGGTGGGGTTGGATTCATCCAAGAAACGCCCGAAGAACTGGCCGCAAGCTCCCGCAGGATGGCATTGACTTCGATGCGCGTGATGGAGGCGACGTCCTGAGGCGATTCAATTCGAGTCGCCATGACTTCGGGAAGATTTTCCAACAGGTGACGCGCCATCTGGAGGTTTCCCTGGATGAGATCGCGGACCTTTTCGACAGGGATGACTTTTTCGGTGCGCTCCTTGTGAGCCAGATTGTTCTCCCTGACAACGTCAAGCTGGCGATGGGCATCGGTGGCGTTCTTGATAAGGGCCGGGAGTTTTGCGGCGTCTCCCGTCATGGCGGCATCTGTTGCCATGCGGTCGATGAGAGCGTACCGGACGGCGGCATTCTGCTCCTCAATCTCAGGAGTCATGGCCACCGTGACCAGAGCCGGTGGAGTGAAAGCCATCTGAACGGTGGCGTCCTGGGCTCGACGCTGAAGAAACGCACGCCACCGAGGATCATCTTGCTGTCTCCATTTCTGAACGGCACGAATGGAAACGCCGTGATGCTGGGAACATTCTTCAATAAGGGCTGAATCGGCTCGCGTTGCGCGCATACGTTCGTTCGCCTGTCAAACGAACGGCCAGCGACAACGAACGAAACTGACGAACAGGGTGGGACGCTAACTGCGAATGATCAATTCACGCATAAATTATGGCAGTGCGCCTAACTGCAAAGAAGCAAATCAGGCAAAAGATTCCTTACCAGGGGGGAGGCATGGCCGGTCATGCACATTTTCCCTCAAGTTCCATCAATCGGTTTTTTGAAATCCAGAAAAACGCCACTGGGTATTTTCACCATTACCTGCCAAACCTGCCATCACCTACCTTTATTTCCCTTAAAGATAGAGAGATATGAAGAGTCCGGTGGCGTTGAAGCACCGGAATGGCATGGCAGGTTCATTAGCCTTAAAACACAGCAATTCTCAAACCCAACCCCTTTTTTCCAATCATTTCCAATTTACCGGCAGCTGGACCAGCCATGATGAGTTCGTCCAAATAGGGCGCGGGAAGCAACCATCCATTAAAGTGGTCAAAGAAAAACCCCGTGCATCAGTCACGACGCACGGGGCTAACTTGGAAGAAAGATCGATCAGACGATCCGATATTTTCGAGAGTTATGGTTGCCGATTCTTTGGAACTTGATTGAACCATGAGGCATCGAGAAACGAAAGATCCTGCCATTGTAGGCCCTGAAAATCTTACCCATGGCCGACCGTGACTTCGGCCAGATTTCAAACTCCTTGGTATCCTTGTCCACCTTGCCGGATATGTGATCGGCAAAGAGATTTTCCTCCCTGCATATCCAGATGAGATCATCAAATCCGATCCCTTCTCGGCACTTAAGCTCAATGGCATCTCGGAACACTCCTTCTGCCATCTTGCTCACGAGAGTCTTCATGTCGGCCGCATCCTGATCGCCGAACTCATAGGCCTCCAACCGTCGCAGCGGACTGCCAAATCCCGCGTGCTCCACGATCCCGCCGACCACACGGGACCATTCCTCGAAACCCACCAGCCTCTCCGACCCTTGCGGCATACCGGCATCAGCCCACGCCTGAATGAGAGACACCAGGGCGGACAAGATCGAGTGCCGGACCTCTGGACGCTCCAGATATCCATCTGAAATCGGATGCTTGATCTTTCTGGCCTGCGGATCTGCTTCTAAATTAAATAAATCCACGAAGACCATCCTCCCCATAAGATCAGGTGAGACCTCCGCCTGATTGCAGGAAAACATCACCATCGTCCTCTTCTGAATCTCGAAGGTACGGTTGCCACCCATGCGACGCCCCGAGTGCACCGAGGACGTGGCAAAGGCCTCCAAAGCCGCTCCCTCCAGCTTGTGCCGGATATTGTCGAAGACCAGCGACTGGTACCCCGCCAGCACCGCGGAGTCCAGCACCTTGGCCACCTCTTCCTTCTCCTCCGGCAGCGCCATCATGCGGCAGTATCCCGTCACCGGAATCTCGACGATCTTGATCAGCAAAGACTTTCCGGATCGCGGCGAATTTGCATTCCAGCAAAAAAACGGAATCTGACCCGACCCTTCGATGACAAGGAACCGGCTCACCATCGCCGCGATCTGCACCGACAGCGACCGACCCCCGTCATCCGCAAAGGGAAATTCCGACAGCAGATCCCGCAGGAAACGGGTCGCCATCGGCAACGGAACAATGTCGTAAGTCACTTGGCCTCCTTTAGCTTCTGGATCTCGTCGCGGAGGTAGCGGATGCAGTCCACGATCAGAACATGGTTGTGGATATCGGATGCGCGGGATGCTTCGCGGGTGAGGTAATTTAGTTCTTTTTCTAGCGGCATCTCCTCCTGCTTGGGCAACGGGCGGCGGGTGCGGAGTCTCGTATTAGTTCCAGCTCTCTTGCAATCCACTACTTTCAGCCACATCTTTTCACCCCACGCATCGGTATATTCTTCCTCATCTCCCTCGCAGATCACCTCGGCTTGGCCAAGCTCTCGCCATTCGGGTTGTTTGTCTGGCTTGTGGAGCTTTAACACATCCTCGGCTAATGATTTGATGCGGTCTGGAACGGGTTCCTGATCGTCGTATCGGTGAGGCTTCAACTCTTTTGTTGGAGGAGCATCTTTCCAAACGGAAACTTTGGAGTCTTTTTCCGTCTGATTCCGTTGCTCCCAAAAGTATATTGCCTCTTTATGGCTATATCCTACAGGCCCTTCGCACCAGCAACGGGGACACATAACATTGTAGCAATCATCATCGTCAATGGTGCCTGCATCACGCTTTCCGACATAGCACCCTTTTGATGCACAAAAAGGGCAAGGTAATTCATTTTTACCGATGATGGTACTTTCGATCATTGAAAAGCCGTTGTACCACTCATCCATCGTCACGCCTTCAATGGTTGGTTCCGTTACATTTTCTATGCACTTGTTTGGATGTGCAGAGGTTTTGTAATCTTCACACTCCATATCTGCGGGATTGGGAGTATCATCGCTACATTTTTCCTCTGGCGCGGTGGCGAGTCGGGATTCTGCTTTGAGCTTATCAAGGTCGTCAGAAGCATCTATGAATCCGCATCGGCAACGAAACTTGTTCACCTCATAGTAACAGGCGGTATCGTGACCATTGCTTTGAAAGTCTTCAGCAATATGAATCGCTTGGTTCAAAAGCTCACGGAGCCTTGCGACCTCTTTCTCTTGTTCAATGTAGGCTTGTTTGCACTTCTGTGCTTTTGAAGCCTCGTCGCGGTAATGCTGATGCCAAGTGTTTGCTTCCTCACGGAGCCTTGCGACCTCGTTGTTCAAATTGTTAATGTGCTCATTCACTTCTTTTATATTAGTATTCATTTGTTTTGTTCCTCTGGCGCGGGGGCGAGTGCGACGCTTGCTTTTAGCTTGGCGAGTTCCTGTTCTGGAACACCTGTTATCCTTGTGAAAGGATCAACAAGCCCATCAGCAATTTCAATCGCTTGGTTCAAAAGCTCACGGAGACTTGCGACCTCGTTGTTCAACTCGCCTCGATGTTTGTCCATTTCATCACGGGTTTCCCAGGCTATATTCCAGCCATTCTCCCATCCGCGCTGGTATCCTTCCTTCACCCGATCTTCGACCGTCGGAAGGGTTCCGTCCTCATTCAGGAAACGGATCCCCTCACTGTTCCAGTATTCTTCAGCAGTCATCTTCAGTCCTCCTCCAGAAGCCCGTTAAAATGGATAATCCTCTTCTGCCAGATTCCCTGCTGGGGCGGTAGAGGGCGCGGGTGATGATTCAGGTTTGGTCGAGACCTTCGTCCGGACATGACTCCAGTTCCCGATGATCGGCATCTCCACGCCGTCGGCACGCTCCTGAGCCGTCACGGATTGCTTCACGATCCCATCGTTTCCGAACTCATCGGTCCCATTTCGATTCTCGATCAAAACCAGATCGAGATAGTTATGCTTCTTTCCACGGAAAATCCGTGCCTTATCGATCAAGTTTGTTTTCAGTTTTACGGTTATCATACTGTCGCTTGTGTTGGTGTTGGTGTTTTCTTCGGGGTGAGGGGTTCGATCAGGATCTGCGAGGCCGCGTCATATCCGGGTCCAAGCCATTCCAGGGATCCGCTGGGCCGGAGGATCGGCAGTTCGATTCGGGAAATCATCCGCAGCGGGCGCTGCTGCTTGCGAAATTCATGGGAGCGCAGGACGGCCGCCGCCACCATCTTGCCCATCGACTCATATCCGCGTTCAAAAGACGTGTTGCCCTTTTCGTCCTTCTTCTTAATGGACCGCCAAAAGAGGCAATCCTTCTCCACATACGTCCGGAACGAATCGGCATCCAGATCCTCCATGCGGTCGCTGTGTGGCTGGAGAACCACGGGCACCCCGTCGAGAAGGAAAACCCCGTTGCGCGAACAAACCGCCCCGACATCGGCCGCAAAATGCGAAAGAATCCGATTCACGCGCGGAAGCTCGATCTCCTCACGCAGGACCGGATTGGGATTTTCCAGCGATGCCAGAGCCGTGGCAGCATCCTCCGGCGACAGGATGCCATCCTTCAGCTTCTGGGCGATCTGGGCCTTCGCACGACGGGCATGGCACGCCTTCAGGGACTCCAGGGCGGATTCGATCACACCCCACGATTCCGACCCCGGCACCACGGCCGCAGGACCGCCGACGAATTCCAGCTTCCCCGACTCCATCAGGGCCTGGGATATCGTGATCAGATTGGCCGGACGACCTTTGGCCTCCACCTCCCTGGCATGGTAAAAGATTTCGGCCGTGATCACCGAAAGCCACTCCGGAGAGAACCCCTTGAATTCCTCCAAACGACGGCATCCCTCGGCGACGATCCATCCGCGCACCAGGTCATCGGCGCGCGGGTCAGTATATGATTCCATTCCTGCTTTCCTCCTGTGGGTCTAACGACCGGTGTCAATTTTGGACGCCAGCGTCCAAAGTCTTTAGCGGTTTAGGCTGAAGGCTATTAAAGTTTCCCCAATGGATCTGATCGTTAGGAAAAACCCGTTCTGATGGAATCGTGTCTTTGTAATACTGCGCCTCTAATTGACTGCTCAGATCCAAAAGAATCCGATCTAACTTCAAAACAGATCGGTAAAGCCTAGAATTTGCAGGAATGGAATTAAGAATTTTGTCTCCGTAATAGCCAGAAAGAGACTTTCCCAACCTTAAAACTTCAGCAATCGCAAGATGGTCATCAAAAGTTAATTTATTTTTTGCCATATTAAGAATTTAAAAATTCCCCAGTACGAATCCACGAATGCCAGTGCACGGAGAAAATGGAGGAGCCCCACATAGAGGACAAAACCCCTGATCAGCTTCGGTCATTTTTGCGCCTCCGAAATTGCAAGATTTAAGATTTTGGAAAAAATATTATTGTCGTCTTTTTGATAATAAAACTTTTTATAACTTTTAAATCTTCCTTCCTTTTGCTGAATCGTAATATGAAAAATCTGATTAGAATTTTTATTAAAATCCGAATCAGACCAAACGATAGCGCGACCGCGAACTGGGGAACCTTCAACCTCTATTATTACAGAAGAAATAGAACCATAGTATCCCCTGCAAATTGCCGATCTTATCTTTCTTTCATAACCTTCAACAGAACAACCATAACCCATTTGCGTCATGAGATAAGATTGAATTTCAGGGAAAATGTTTTTTGAAAAATGATGATTTGAGAAATCCAATGGGATCGTGGATTTGTCTGTCTTAATGGCCTTCTCCCGGCGGATGGCCTCAAAGTTTTTTTCGCTCATTCCGCCTCCTCCTCATCATTGACCAAATATCCAGAACCCCTTTCAAAAACGGTTTCTGGAAATAGTAGGGATAGGAAAATCTGGAGAAATTCACTGTGCCCCAATTTAAAAAGCGGAGAGTCAGGAAAAGTTAAATATGTTTTTCCTGAAATTCTAATTGCTCGCGCAGTAACTTCTTCTACTGAAACTACAACCCCCAATCTCTCATCGACAATTTGCTGGCTAGACACAATTAACCATGGGATAAAATCAGAACAACTGGTTGTCTCGTTATTAGGGAAGAAAACATTAAATGAGTGAATCAGATCTGGTGTAGAGCATAAGCTCTTTAATTGTTTAAGAAATAAAGGACTCATTTCGCCTCCTCCCCGAGCAAGTGATCGTAAAACTCGACCATCGGCCGGAGCAGTTCGCAGGCTTTCTTGCGGTCTGTGCTCGTCCATTTGTCGACCGCCACCTTACGACGCCAGAGGTCAAAGGACTGACGGATCCCCTCGATGGTCACGATGGCTGTCCCCTTGCCGAGGCCTTCGTTCAGCTTTGGCTTCTCCTCCTCGGGAGGTAGGCCAAGTGCCAGGACGAGCTGATCATCGATCTGCTTCTCCGTGTCCTCCACGAATTCCTCGCCATATTCCTTTTCCCCGTATTCGCGCCAGTGCCGCATCCAAATGGACGAACACTTCTTGGCCATCTTGATCTTCCAGCCGACCTCGAAGTATTCCTGACCCGACATGACCTCCGGAAGCACCAGCCCATCGGGCCGGAAATAGCCCGCAGGCGTCAGGTCTTGCCGTGTCGCTTCTCCTTCCGTTTCGATTTCCAATGTCATTGTTTCTCCTCCTGTGCGTGGTTGTGCCGCTTGG